TCGCCAGCCAATCGTCAGCATCCACTGCGGTAAGGGTCGGTTGCCCGGTGGGCCTTGGCCGGATTGTATGACTTTTTTGCCACAACGCAATAGGTAGGTTTGGATGTTGCACAAAAAAGACCCAGCCGAAGCTGGGTCAAAGGGCAACTGCTTGCCTTGGAGAGATTATTTAAAACTTGCGTGAAACATCTTTTCGACCTTGGTGCGGTAGCCGGGGTCGGTCTTGTAGCGTGGATCTTGCACCATTTGGTAGAGCTCATCCTTGCTGGGTGCGCCTTCAAGCGGTGCGCTCTGGGTTGGCACCCTGCCCTCATAGGCTTCGCGCACCTTCATCAGCGCGGTGATGCCGCGAGCGGTGCCGCCCATGATCTTGAACTCTTCAAAGTCATCCTTTGACCAGACACCCTTGTTGACCAAGCCGCGAGCCCAGTCAACCATGCCATTGACGATTGCGCCACCGTTGGGGCCCAGCTGCTTCATCTCGGCTGCCGGGTCAACCATGTCGCCTTGCATCAACTCACGCGCTTGGGTTTGCAGGTTGCCCACCAAGTCATCAAATGCGGCCTGCGACAGGCTGTTGTCCTTTGCCCATGTGGCCAAGGTAGACGCAATAGGGTTGGCTTCAGCCTCTTCGCCGAAGGCCTTGAGGTCGTACTTGCCGTCTGCTGGCGCTTTGTGCTTGCCTTGGCTGATTTGCTTGCGCAGATCCGACCAAGATTTTGCAATGCCTTCTAGGTCGGGCTCGTTGGAGTCCTTCTTCCAGAAGTTTTCTGGCCAAAAGTCTGGCCGCTCTAGGGGGTCATCGGGGTCAGACGCAGCCAATGCATCTGGCGCAGCGGCTTTGTGGTCAATCTCTACGGCTTGGGGATTGGTCGGGGTGGTTTGGTCGCTCACTTGCACGTTGTCAAGTAGGCCGGTTCCACCGGGCTCGACGGTTGCTGTGTCTGTCATAGTTTCCTTGCTTGTTGAATCCGCACCTCAATGTCCCTCACCACCGTCCTTTGCCCTTCGGCAAAGAAGGCGTGTGAAGGGTCTGTGCCCGGCACGGCAATGGGCACATTCACATACATGAGCTGCAACCACTGCAGCAGCTTTTGGCCATCTTCAGAGCTGAACACTCGCAGGGTCAGCCGAGCTAAGTCTTCGCGCTTCTGGTCAACCTCGCGGATGTCGCTTGGCTGGCCAATGGCTTCTAGTTCTTCCCAGCTCATTTTTCGGGAGCTTCCATCATTTCGTCTTCATCAGCAAATGGGGACATGCCAGACTTGATGCGCATCTTGGCGTGTTCATAGGCCTTGTCCATGATGGATGGCGGCATATTCGTGAAGAATGATTTACTCTCCACATCTGTGCTCAATAAATAATTCAGCTCTTTTTTGGTAAGGGTTGGGACAATCAAAGGTATTTCCAACTCTTTACCGTCCATGCCAACGCCAACAGATATCTCTGTTGACACATCTCCATTGGGTCTTTTCATCTCGCCAAAGTAGCCCTTGCCTTTTTTCTCGCCGTTTGGTCGGTTTCCATAATCCATCACATTACTCCTTCTGGTGCGGGTAGGGCTTGCATGCCAGCACCAGCTTGGGCCTGCATGGCCATGGCTTGTGCAATTGCTTGCTGTTGTTGTTGGTTGCGCATCTCTTCCATAAGCACGGCACGCTCGGCGGCGGTGTTGCGCACGGCTGCAGGCACACCCAGCTTGTCGGCCAGATAGTCCACCAGAATGTCGGTCTTGATGACCAGCTGGCCATCAGTACCCAAGCTCTGCGCGATCTGCATGTACTGCATGATCGAATTGACCTCTTCCATGTTTTGCGCCATAGCCAGCGGAGCCACTGGGGTGACCTTGACTTCCAAGCCATTGACCCGCAGCGGCATGTCGATCAGGCCACGCTCGTTCATCACTTCCAAGATCTTGGCGGTGACGGGGATCATGGTTTCGTTGATCAAGCGGCCAAAGGCAGAGCCAAGGTTTTGGGCCAGCTCCTTCATGCGCTCGACGATCTCGGTAGCCGACCGTGCAGACATGTTGTCTGGCGGCAGCGACTCATCCAGCAAGATCCGCTTAATGCTTGCCGTCATGTCGTTGATCACCAGCTGCGACACGTTGAAGTCGCCAGAGCGGGGCAGGGCCAGCAGGGCTGGGCCTTGTGAGCCACCGTTGCGAGCCACAGGGATGATGGCACCCGGCACAATCTTGACCGTGTTGGGGTTGAGCACACCATCATCTGCAGCGGTGTAGACCCCAGCCACGGCCAGCGATGCGTTCTTGAGCAGCAACTCTTTGACCTTGTTCAGCGTCTTGATGTCTGGCAGGGCGGTCATCAATGGGCCGCGACCATAGATCTCACCAGCCACCTTCATGTATCGGCTGATCACCCATGGGCTCATCTTGCGACGGCGATAGACCAGCTCTTCCTTGGACACCTTGTCAATAACGTGGTAACAGTAGTCGCCGCGCTTGTGATCGTAGATGGTGGCTTCCAGCAACTCAATGTCATCGGTCGGCTTGTTCTCAATGCGGCGCTGCATGTCTTGAGGAATCTCGGCATCTGGCCACTGGCGCTGGATGCTTTCGCCTTTCATGCGCATGCGGCGGTAGACGTTGTCCACTTGGCCGTTGGCACCTTCCTCGTAGCTCACCAAGAACAGGGGCACGGGAATAAAGTTGAGTGGCTGCACATCGTCGCCGGGCTGCACCATCATGCAGGCGGTGCCGACCGCCAGATCCAGCAAGAACTCGCCCATCGCGATGTCAAAGTTGGACTGGTTCAGCATGGTGAACATCTTGTCTTGGTAGACCTCAAGCACAGCCTGCGCTTGCTGCTTCTTCTCTAGCGGGATATCCGAGCCAGCTTCCAGCTTGGCCCACTTGCGCTGTGGAGGAAAGACGACAGACTGCAGCCGGTTGGCAAAGCGCTGGGTGGAGTTGATGGCGGTCGAATCAAACACACGCTGCATCTTCTTGGAGCCAACTGCGCCACCCTCCCACACGCCATAGAGCTGGCGCTGGGGCAGGGCAAATTCGTAGGCATCTTGGTACAGCTGCTGGAATTCATCCTTCTTGGCTTGGGCAGCAACCTGCCGTTTCAAGATCTGCTCTGGTGTCAGGCGCATGCCGCCGGGTGTTGTTTTGTCGTATTCCATGGTTACTTTTTCTCTCTGGCCGAAGCCATGTTGTCAACCAAGTTGGGATAAGGTCGGCCAGCCTTGGCAGCGCGGCGCATGGCGTTGCGCTTCTCAGCTGACGACATCTCCTTTGGCTTGCCAAGATCTTTGGGCCGAGGCTTGTCCCAGACTTCTTTCATTTCTTGTCCTTACTCATGCCAGCCTTGGACATAGCAATGGCCACGGCTTGCTTTTGGCTTGTGACCTTGTCGCCACTTGAGCTCTTGAGCTTGCCAGCCTTGTATTCGCGCATGGTCTTGGCGACCTTGTCTTTCATCTTGCTTGATTTGTCGTCATAGTGTCCGGGCATTATTCAGCTCCTCTTAACATTGGTCTGGTTATCTTGCGAGAAACGGCACCGCGCCTTGCGGCCTTGCGTTCGCCCACCTCTCGCTTGAACTCGCTCTCTGCTGCAGCACGCTTGGTGCCGAACTCGCCTTCGTCAAACTTTTCTACCTCTGGCGCAACTGGCGCGGTTGGCAGCGCAGGTGCTTTTTCGGTGAACGTGGGGATTGGTTTTGGTTCGTAGTAGGTATATGGCTCGCGCTTGGTTTCATAGCCAGCAAGGCCAAACAGACCCCAGCGTGGTGTTTTGGTTTCTTTAATTGCTGTGCGCTCAATGACAGGATTTTTTTCCAGCTCGGCCAGCGTGGCGGTGTACTCATCCAGCTTCTTTTGGTAAGCAGACTTCTGCGCTTCGTAGGTTGGAAGCAGCGACTCTTTGTATGTGGCCATCTGCTCTTCAAAAGGCTTCATCTTCTCGGCCACGCCAGTTTGGTACCCAGCAAATGCGGTTTGGTACTCGCCGGTCAGCGCATCGATGTTGGCTTTGTACTGCTTGGCCAAGCGGTCAATGTCAGATGTGCTGCGCCGGGCGATCTGGCGTTGTTTGAATTGGGGAAGGGTCGCCATTATTGGATCCTCATGCCTGCGCTGCCGAGATCCATGCCCAGACCAAGCTCGGCATCCATGCGCTCGCCTGAGAGAAGGGATCTACGGCCACCACGGGTGCGAGCTCTGAGCGCGGATGCCTCGGCAGCTGCAGCTTTGCGACGCTCTTCGTCGGCAGCATCTTGCACTTCTTTGGCCTTGCGCTCCATCTCCAGCTTGTTGGTCTGGTAGTTTTGCTGCGATGTTGCAAACTGCTCGCGAGCGATGTTGGCTTGCTGCTCAAGGGACGCGCCTTGCTTTGCATACTCGGCGGTTTGTTTTCCAAGCTCAAGTCGCATGGCTGCTTGGTCAGAGGCCTGCTGTGCAAGCATGGTGCGTTGGTCACGCTCAGCTTGCTGGCGTGATTTACGCGCCTCGTTGGCGGTGTAGCCAGAACTTAAAAGAATAGCACCAGCAATCCAGAGAGCCATAATTAACCTCCAATCAGAACTTCATCAATCTTGTCTACATCAGTCTCTTGTGTCGCATGGATGCAAAACCAAACACTGTCTTCATGTGCTGTGATGATGTGATGCTGGCCAGCAAGAATGTTTATACAGGCAGGTGCCTTGTATTCGGTTCTCACTCCCTCCACCTCCACCGTCACATCGCCCTTGGCCAAAATACTCAAATGATCGTAGGCATGCGCATGACTGACCGCAAAATGCTTTGCTGGCAACAGCATCTGCTTTGCGTATAGCCCAGCAGAAAAGTGATGCACCACACCCAAGTCAACTTCAATCATATGCAAACGATTCTAATGGGCTTTGTACAAGGGGCAATGGCTGTATATCGTGGCGATATCTCTCATGCAAACACATCAAAGTCGGTGCTGGCGCTGGACTGGCCCATGGGTCGGCCACCGAGCTGGTGTGTGCGGGTCATGCGGTTGTATTCGCCGCCACCCAGCATCAGGTAGCCAAAGGAATCACCAATGTGTGAGTGCTCGTTCTTGTTTGGCGCGTCCCTGAAGCGCTCTTGGCCAGCGCCGACCGCCACCCGCTTGAAGTGATAGCCACCAGCAAGCGCTTTACGCAGCAACTTGCACTCTCGGTTGACAATAAGCCCCGGCTTGCCTTGAATCAGCCGCTGCATGGGTGCGGCAGAGGCCTCTCTTCGCACCTTGAAGTCGTTGGATGCTGTCGGCTGCGCACGCAACCCCAAGGTTTTCAAGTGATCAAAGGCAGTTGTCTCATAAATGGTTTCTCTGGCCATACCGGCTGGGTCGCCCCAGACCAAAACTTGGTGATTAGGGTACCGCTGGTTCAGTTCAGCAAGCAGCTGGTGGCCAAAGCGCTCCAAACCCATGTCAAAGGTCACGATTTCTTGGTGGATCAGCCACCGACCGTTGGGCAAGCGCTGGCCAATGGTGGCTGCAGGGGTCAATCCGAAGTCAAGCCCTATCTGTATGGGCACATTGGGCTCAATTTCGGTGTCGCCGGACATGGTCGAGTCTTCGTATTCTGGCCAAACAGGCCTGCCTTCTTGGACATAGGTGTATTCGCCACCGGCATAGCAGCGGATCCAGTCCAAATTCTTGCCAAGCAGCATTTGTTGGTAGTAGCCAGCTGGCAGGTTGTGGATATTCTCGGCCTTGGGGTTGACTTTCCACCACTTGCCCGACGCAAAGATGTGGTCATTGGCCTCTGGGTTCTCAGGCAGGTCTTCAACATCCACGGGCACCACGCCGCCGGGCTGCTTGAAGAACTTCCAAGCGTACTGGCCAGTCATCTTCTCCTTTTCGGCCATGCGGTGCCACCAATGATCATCATCCATGGGGTTGGTATCCATCCAAATGCCGTGCCATGTGGCCCCGCCATCGCGCTTGGTGGGGTATCGGCCAACCCGGTGGGTCAAGCCATCAATAACGGCCTTGGGCAGCTCACGCGCCTCGTTCACCCAAGCACCTGTCAGCTCCAGCGACAGCAGCTTCCTGACATCTTTGGGTTGATCAAGGGCAAGGAATATCACCTCGCAGTCAATCCCGGCGGCACCCTCACGGGCAGGCAGCCGGATGTGATGGGTGATGGGTGGTGTCCACAGCATGGGGCCAAAGGTTGACTCAGGGAAGAGATCCAACCATGTCTTGATGGTTGTCGTCTTCAGCATGGGGTAGCTGTTTCGGACAATGGCCCACCTGCTATACCTGACGTTGTCAATCGGGCTGGCCTTTTGCTGCACCGCCTTGATGAAGATCTTGGCTGCGCAGCCGTAGCTCTTGCCTGAGCCCACCGGCCCCATTATCCCTTGCACAAAGTTCTTGGATTGGATGAAGTCGTAGATCACGGGTGACTCGCTGAAGTCTAGGTTCAGACCCGCCATCGGCACGCTCTTGTCGGACATCTCTTTGGTACGGCTCATCTTGTTGCTCCAGTCTTTTAATTTGTCTCTTGCGCCACATGATTCTTTTGCTTGAGTTTGGCTTCAATGCTCTTTGCAAATGATGTGACCATAGTCATGGTGCTTCTGTCGGGTTTTGTGGCTTCTTCCCACAAATTCCTAATTTCTTCTCCCTCTAGCCCTACCCATGTGCGCTGTGCTGGCGCTTGCATTGAGTATTGACACATACACCCTTGCAATATGCTTGAGTGAAGACCTGCTACCTTTCCGCAGTTTGGACAAGTGTTCATGTGTTCTTCTCCTTGAAGCTGTTCAATGTACTCACGCAGTTCGTCAATTTCTTCATGCAACCTCTGTTGAATCATTGAGTTGCTAATCATTCCGCTTTGATGGTCAGGGTGTTCTTCACAGCGTTGAGAGAAGTATTTGATGTCTTCGTATTTCATGTGTTCATCTCCATTGGTGGTGTGCAAGTATGAATGCTGTCTATGCCACCCACTCGCTTCCCGCATCGTGAGCAAAAGTTCTGCTCTGTGCGCTGTGGTGCAACGACACCATGCACTGATTCAAACTTCATTGTTCTGCCGCAAGTGCAGTTGTATTGAAATATCTTTAGAGGCTCTTGCTCAGTCTGTGCCAAGGCTTCTTTGATGGCAGCTATGGCTTCTTCTGTTTGTTTATTGATTGGGTCAACATCAAAACAACCAGAATAATAGCCATCCATGCAGTACACCAATCCTCCTTTAGTGCCAGTTCCGTTGATAAGTTGGTCGTTTGCTTCCAACGCCTCAAGCGCCAGCTTCAATGCTTCTTGTGTCATGCTTGTCCCCTTGCTCTGATGGCGGCGGCGGCTTCACAAGCAAATTTGTGCCAGTCATAAGATGGTGAATCTTCAACAATCTTTGCACACGCTTCTCTTTCCTTGGCGGCTACAAGTTTGGCAAAGGCTTCAATTTCTTCTGCATACATAAGCCAAATCTTATTTTCGTCAGGTGAAGCACCTGCCTGTATAGCCATCTCAATGATTTCATCTTGTGTCATTCTTCCCCCCTTGGTGCCACCACATTGATGTCAATCA